ACGTATTGTTACTACCTGTTTGATTGATTGTTAACTCCTGTGTTGCACCTACAACAGATGCAGCAATGGTGTTAGTACTACCAACTTGATCAATGTCTAGTGTTTGGTTGTCACCCGTTAGGGTAACATCAGTTGTCGCATCACCGAACTTATTGGTCTGTCCATCTTGGTTGATGTTTGCAGTAAGACTTGCGCCCGACTGTGTTATGTAAACGTCACTCGCATAACTCACACTGCACATAACAAAGTAAGCGAGAATTGTAAGTATGCCCGTTTTCATTGGATTTCCTCCTTTTTAAACTCCCAAAGTTTTTTACTCTCGCCTTCCTTGATAATTTCTATAACTGCTTGTTCAATTGCTTTTCTCACAGCGTAGGTAGTGGACTCATTGTCTGTTATACCTGCTTCAGTCTCTAGCAATCTAGTTCCTAAATCCAAGAACTTGAACACGGTAGCAGACAACTTGGTACTCAGAATTGTCTTCTCAGAACTGACTGCTAACAGCACTTCACCTGTCTGTACTGATATTAATCGTAAAGCAACTGTTACCATATCCTTACGATATTCATCAGATATACCAATACCCAAATATCTTACACCTAGTCCACCTGTACTTGTATTAGTATCATAACCAACTATACCCCCTGTCAGTAACACTCCTGCAAATAATAGCGGTCTAATCTTTTCTGCTTTATCTCCTTCGTGCGACTTTCTTGTGTTTCGTATAATCTGTCGTTCTTTAAGAAGGTTGTCTAATTCCATTCTCTCAATAACTTGAAACCACTCACCATTTCCAGCCTTCTTTAATGCTTGCAGTAACCATATGTCACCACCCTGTGTAACTGCACTACTAAGCAAAGCAAGATTATTACCAGACTTTCTCTGACCAGTAACGTCATTAAATTTATATACCGCAATCGGCACCTTTCGCTCAGGTGCTGGCATATTTTTTAGTTCATCTACCATTGGCGATGAAGTTACTTCAGGTACATCTATTGGTTGGATAGATGCACAACTAGAAAGTAAAGTCGCCAACAGGAACAGTGATAACAGTCGTACTACCATTTGCATCCACAATCGTTAAATCTACGGTTTCAGAACTTTTGGTGTAACTGATTGTTGTACCTTCAAAAGTAACTGTGCCGGAAGTTGAAGCATCTTCTCCGAACATACTATCTACTAGTTGTTTTGAAAGCTGGGCGTATATTCTAGACTCAACATTCTTCATAAATTTAGATAGGTTCGTATTTGCAGCATCCCGTATTAATTGTCGCTCCTCTGCTTCTTTCTTTTCTTTAATTGCCTGTTTCCTAGAAAACTCTTGGTTCTCAATAGTTAGAACATGGGCACTATAACCAACCCCACTGAAAGCAGGAGACTTCCATGTATGAGTAAGATCACCAGCATATGAAGGAGTGAGGAAAGCATACCCGAAAGCAAGGATGAAACCAACAACTACTCCTATTACAAAATACTTTAAGAGATCGCTGTCATGCCATATTGCTTGTTTCTTGAAAAATTCATCTGAAGCATGATGACCCGTCTTTAGACTGAAAAAGTTTTTACTCATCCTTCTTCTCCTTTTCAATATCACGGAGTTCCAGTATCGTGTTAATCTTCTGGTCCATTCTTATCATGTCGTTGTCCAACATCCTTATTCTATCAATAAGAGCGATGGTCGTCATAGTTGCTTTTTCTAATGCGGGTAGAATTTGTTGAGTAACATACTTCCAGATAAAGAATATGAAATAACCCATACCAACAGCCATGACTACAGTTATACCCTGTTCTTGAACTGCCTTAATAATTTCTTCCACAACACTAATCCTTTCTGGCATCCTCCTTGCCATCGGCCGCAGACATCCTACGGACATCTGGCTTCACACCTAATACATGGCATACCAAAGAATCTAGTCTCACAATTTCATTATTAATAGTTTTGACACGGTTATCTAATGCCGTAATCAACATATTCAATGTCGCAGCGGATTCCACCACTGACGCTAGTATATATTTTAAGAGAATAATTATAAAGACACCGCCGCCGAGTATAGCAGTGATGGTAAATCCTAACTCTGCAATAACACCGAATATCTCCATAGACATTTCTCCTATAGATATTTAGGTAATTCGAGTATTTTAAGACTTAATTAATAGGTGTGAGCGACTTATTTTACAACCGATAAACGCATTATAATATTCATCTGGTTTTAATAAACAATCTGTCTCAAACTGAAGTTTTGCTTCATAGTAATTTAGTTCGCCCTTTGACTTACATAGTCTAATTATTTCTCTATCAAACAAGTCTAGTCCGTGTTCTTCCACTAACAACTTTACTTCTTCACTTGATCCACAATAGGTTTTCCAATCAGTCTCCACTATCTTGGTGCGTTTTCTTTTCGCACCCTTCAGTGGGGGCAATTTTCTTTTTGATATTAAACCTTTTTTGCCAATATATAACTTACTATTTTTTTTATTAGTTACTATATAAACAAACCCAAGGTTATCTTCTATCATCTCGCTTGTAAATGGTTTGCCGTTGTAGTGCCAAGTCAAAAGTGTCTCCATGTATTCGTAATAATAGCAAAACACGTTACTATATGCAGGAGAACCCAAACAGTCCTGATTATCGCAACCCTATCTGCCTTGTCATCTTCATCAAATGCTTTTGCGCCGATGGCCTTACACCAATACTTCCACATTACTCACGCAACTCGGACTTCTGCATACCAATAAATTCTGGATAAGCATTGCCTGTACCTTCATACATATCAGAACCAACTAATTCCTCTTCTTTACCTACACGGATACCAATAGTCTTGTGCAATAACCACCATACAGCTAGAGAGGTTGTAAATACAAATCCACCAATAACGCCAATACCCAATACTTGAATCAATATTGTTGCATCTGGATTAAAGATAGGAACTAATAGTAGTCCAAGTATACCAGCAGTGCCATGTACAGAGATAGCACCAACAGGATCATCAATACCCCACTTCTCAAGTAGAGTCATAGACAGGGGAATTAATATACCACCCAATGCACCATAAAGTACAGCAATCTCTGGACTTGGTGAATATGGATCAGCAGTAATAACTACCAATCCTGCCAGGGCGCCATTGAGAGTTACATTCAGAATGACCTTCTTTGTCCAGAGTTTAGATACAATCATAGCACCCAACAAACCACCAGCTGCAGCCATATTGGTATTAACAAAGATTTTACCTAATGCATTTGCATCAGCAATGGTAGAGAACGCTAATTGAGAACCACCATTAAAGAAGAACCAACCTAACCATAGAATCAGTGTACCGATTGCAACAAGAGGCATATTTGAACCGGGAATATTTTTAGGTTTTCCATTTTCGTCATACTTCCCCTCACGAGCACCAATCATAATTACAGATGCAAGTGCAGCTGCGGCACCAGCCATATGAACAATACCAGAACCAGCAAAATCAAAAAATCCTAATTGACTTAAAAATCCACCACCCCAAGTCCAAGAACCTTCTAGTGGATAAATGATTGCTGAGAATATAACTGCGAATATTAAGAATGACCACAACTTTTTTCTTTCTGCGACTGCACCCGAAACAACAGACATTGCGGTTGCAACGAATACCATTTGGAAAAAGAAATCAGCATACATGGAATGTGTGCCCGGTTCATTCCACCCATACATTATCCTATAACCTAAAAACAAAAATGCAATAGATGCTGCTGCAAATAGTGCTACGTTCTTAGTTAAAATTTCTGTGACATTTTTGGTTCGTACTGAACCTGCTTCTAGTGCAGTAAATCCTGCTGCCATCCACATGACCATTGCGCCCGATATTAGAAAAAACATCGTGTTTAATGCATAAGTTAATTCAATCATAATTATTCATCCCCATCCCATTCTATTTCATCCACAAATTCTGGATCATTAATATTTCCACATGTTCATCTTTTAATAGCACATCCGATTGTCAATTCTTTTACCCTATAAGGTTGATTTAAAACCCAATCAACTATCGATACACAATATGCTATTGTCATTTTTGGTTTAGTACTAGTATTTGACGGTGAATCAAAACCAGCAAATTTTATAATTGATGTATCTATACCCTGATAATATAATAGTTCATTTGCTTTATCAAGTGCTGACTTCTGTACCGCATATGAAAATCTACTTTTGTTTTGAAGAATTCCATCTGATGCTCTAGAACCTATATTAATTATACGTTTGTTGAGTTCAGCAGCCTTATACAATAACTCAACTTGTTGAAACCCATCATGTTTACAATTAATGAAGACATCACATTCTTCTAGAGTATCTACTGTGTCATAGAATACACTAAGTGCTTGACCAAGACCTCTCCTTGTTCCAGTAATAAAAAAATCACTCATCTCCATACTCTTCTATTTCATCTTCAAGTTCTTCTGCGAGTTCACCCCCACAGAATATACAAAACTTTATAAAATAATAATGTTCATCCATCCCATGTTTAATACGAAACTCTGCTTCACATTCTTCACATACTATAAGTTTCAAGTTACTACCTCATATGCGTTATCCCAGCTACCTGATAATCCTGCCACCTCATACTCAGTGACACGGTTCTCAAAAAAGTTAGTGTGATCTGCACCATTTAGTACCCACTCTAACCAAGGCAGAGGATTTTCCTTCACCTTGAAATTGGTTTTTAAACCCAACTGCAACAAACGTCTGTCTGTTATATACCTTATATATGACTTTACTTCAGACGCATCTAGACCCTCAATCTCACCCATCTTGTATGCGAGGTCAACGAACTTATCTTCCAACTTGACTGCAAGTCGAGCCATTGTATAAATATCTGCCTTGAACTCATCATCAACCACCTTGGGATGTTCAACACAGAACTGTCGGAACAGTTTGGCGTTCCCCTCAACATGCATAGACTCGTCACGAATAGACCATTCAACAACTTTGCCCATACCCTTCATCTTACCGAACCGCTGGAAGTTGAGAAGCATAACGAATGATGCGAACAGTGCAACACCCTCGTTAAACACAGACTTTGCAAGTGCAAGTCCTAGCCCCTTCATAGTAGCATTGTCGGAATCCTGCATGAACTCAATCTTGTTGACCATTTCCTTGTACTCTAGAAACGCATGATACTCACTGTCGGGTAATCCAAGTGTCTCATTCAGTAGAGCATATGCCCGTTGATGAATACCCTCACGAGCTGCAAACGAACCAAGCATGTTACGGATTTCATTGTTCTTAAACTTAGGAATGAACTGGTCAAAATAGTTCTGACCCACTGCAACATCAGACTGTGTGAACAGACGTAGAATATTGGTGACGTAATCTTTCTCAACCTGAGTAACCTTACCAGACTTCCAATCAGATACATCCTCAGACAAATCAAGTTCGTCCTCAATCCAATGTGCCTTCTCATGGCGTGTGGTAATCTCAACAGCCCAAGGATAGTGAAACGGTTTGTAAGTTTGACTGAACTGCATCAACCCACCACCACTACGTTTCTTCAAGAGTTCATCACTCATCTTCATCAGTTCATCATATCCACCGATACGTTTTTCATCAATAAAGATTTGAGGAACAGAATTTATCCTACGAGTATTCATCTCACCCACCACTTCTGTAACGCCATTGATTGTCTGATAGAACGCAAGACGTTCTTCTTCGTTGTCAATCAAATCCTCTTCATACTCAAATGCATGTTCCTTCAACCAACCTTTAGCCATTGAGCAAAAAGGACAATCGGACTTTGTTACCACTCTTATATTCATACTATATTCCAAAACTTTCTCCACACCCGCAACTGCTAGTCGATGTAGGATTTTTTACTGTTAAAAATGAACCACCAAGTTCTGTCACATAGTCTATTTGACTACCTAACACATACATCTCAGCATAAGGGTCTAATACTAATACACCATCAATAGGTTCTGACCAATTGATATCAGGCCAATTCTTCTTGAAATCCCACACATACTGCATACCAGAGCATCCCCCACCCTTTACGCCAAGGGTTACATAATCCCCATTACTAACTGACTTGAGATAGTCTTTTGCTGTGTCTGTTATTGTTACCCCTGACATGCTGCACACTCCTCTTGTGTCATTGCTTGTGTTTCATAATCCTTTAATGCCTCACGCACTACCTTGGTTGACACATTCTCTGCCTTGTTTGATGTTTCTGTACGGAGATAATACAACCCCTTACATCCCAACTTCCAAGCATTGTAGTGTACTTTATGTAGGTCTGCCTTCGATGCACCCGCCGGGAAGAATATATTTAGAGACTGACCCTGACACAGATACTTTTGACGATCTGCGGCTTGAGTTACGATTGCGTTCTGGTCAATCTCAATCGCAGTTTTGAACACACCCTTCACCTCATCAGATAGGAATTTTAGATGTTGTACAGAACCACCATTAGTGATGATTGAACTCCATGTGGTTGCGTCATTTTTATCTGCATTTACCAACTCCTCTTCAAGATACTTGTCCTTGACCAAATGGGAACCAGCACGGGTTCTATGCGTATATGCATTTGCCTTACTGGGCTCAATAGATGGGGATGTGCCACAGATGATTGAACTGTTAGCATTAGGTGCAATTGCCAATAGATGAGAGTTACGCCGTCCTGTACCTTCCATATCGGGACACTCACCACGTTCCTTTGCTAACTCCTGTGTTTCGGCCGCAGCATCTGATTTGATGTGTGAAAATATTTCTATATTTTTCAGTGATGCATCTACGGACTCAAAAGGAATATGATGCTTGTGTAAATAAGAATGCCATCCCATTGCACCCAAACCAAGGCTACGTTCTTGTGTAGCAGAGAAACGAGCACGACTAATCTCATCACCAGCATTGTCAATAAAGAACTGAAGCACATTATCTAGGAATCGAACAAGGTCACGAATCATTGTAGTGTTCTTCCAATCGTCATACTTCTCCAGATTGACAGATGACAGACAACACACAGCTGTGCGGTCATCATTGGTGGGTAGATGAATCTCATTACACAGGTTAGACCCGTTGATCTTCAATCCCTTGTCCTTCATGGTCTGTGGTAATGCACGATTAGCAGTGTCGATAAAGTTAAGGTATGGTTCCCCTGTACGATAACGTGTCTCCAACACAGTTTCCCACAATTTCCTTGCCTTCATACTATCACGAGCGTCTTGTTCGTTTGGGTCAACCAAATCCCACATCTCATCTCGTTCTACAGCTCGCATGAATGCATCAGTGATATTCACCGCATGGTGCAGATTGAGGTTCTTACGATTCACGTCACCTGTGGGTATACGCATGTTGAGGAACTCAATAATATCAGGGTGGGATATGTCCATGTATGCAGCGTATGACCCCTTACGGGTCTTCCCCTGTCTATATGCGGTCATGTCAGCATCCACTGTATGAATGAATGGCATAGGACCGGGAGCCTTATCTGACACTGCACGAACATCACTCCAATGTCCCCCGACACCACCACCCTTGACTGACAACCATCGCAACTCAGCAGAATGGTCAATCAAACCCTCTAGGGTATCAGGAACATATGTGAGGAAACAGGAGATAGGAAGAGCTCGTGTCTTCTCACCCGGCATAGGAGCATTGGATAGAACTGGTGAAGCAAACATGAACCAACCATTACTTACATAATCGTAAATGCGTTGGGCAAGGTCCATGTCGTCATATGAATACGCAACCGCTGCTCGTGCATATGCCTGTTGTGGTGATACCTCATCCTTTGTCTGGTAGTAATCTGTAAGTAACTTCTTAGCTTGTTCTGATAGAGATTGATCTTTTGTTCTGTCTATTATAATTCCAACGTAGTCTTCTGTGGTTTCGAGGTATACAACTTCAGCGGTTGCGACTTCCATTTCTTGCTCCTATATCCTTCTCCAATCTGCGAACCTCAATTTTGCTGTCGCACCTGAGAAGGTATTGTTTGTTATAATTTCTTGTATTTCTTCTTTAGAATATCCTGCAATTATCATATCGTTGATATCCTTGTGCGTCATATGATCTGGCCATAGGCACACGTTCTTACCCCGATCAATTGTTTTCTCTATCTGTTTGTTGATCTCCTTGTTTCTAGGTTCATTGTCGTAGATAACCGTAAGGTCACCCTCAATATTACTAAAGTCTGCTCCGGCAACTGCAATGCAGTTATTGAGAAACAGACTATCTAACGGTCCTTCAACAACAAGAATAGGTTTACTCTTGTCTACCTTGTCTAGACCAAAAATCTTGTCACGATCAGCATCAATCTTGATGGTGATATACTTAGGTTGTTCGTTACCAAAGGCTCTACCTTGATACGCAAACACCTCACCATCTTCACCACGGAACGGAATAATCAACCTTGGATGATCACCACCCAAGGAAGGAAATTTACCTTTAATTATCGAATTCGTGAATTTATAAAAGGACTCGCATAGATACAAATCGGAGAGAGATTCCAGAGGTAGTTTTCGTCTTTCAACAATCTGTCTCGCTGGGTGGTCATCAGGCAAACTCTTAATAGATTGCAGGCCTTCAAGAATACCCTTTTTGCGAAACACTGGTGCATTGAATTTGAACTCCGGTTGAGGACTACTGTGAGTCTCAACTCCTCCTTTGTATCTTTCCATTATATAGTCTTTGTAGGTTTTTGAGTCTATTGTCTTGATCAGATTACCCAAAGACGCACCAACGCCACAGTTGTGACACTTGAAGAATAGGTCATTCTTCTTGCGGAAGACAAATCCTCTTGCCTTAGTTCGTGATTTCTGGGAATCCCCACAATAGGGACAACGGAAGTTCCATAGATTATCGCCCTTCTTCTTGAACTGCTGAAGATAGGGGCTGATAATGTTTAGATATTTAGTATCAATATAAGACATTCACAGATAGTAACATCTCTGTGGTAAAATGTCAAGACATATTCACCATTTTATGCAAAACAAATCCAGCGACGATTGACGCCCCCATTAGGACATGTCGCCATTTCTCTAGAACGCCTACCCGTGCGGCAAGTTCATTCTTAATCTTCTGTATCTCTTTGTTTTGTTGTATGTGTTGTGTAGATGCAGCAGTCATAATCTCTTTAGCATTTGTGGTAATACGAGAATGTAGTTCATCTATTTTTACGATTACTTCACTGCGGCGAGCCTCTAACTTCTGCTCTGCTTCAATGAGTAATTCCTCTTGTCGAGAAATCTTCTCTTCGTGTACTGCGAGCATACGATGGATTGAGTTGGAGACATCAGTTAGTTTTTCAATCGCAACATCCAAACGGTAATGTATTTTTGCTTGGTCTTGCAACTCCTTTTTGAGAAGTTTAACCTCTGTCTCCAACTCTGCCATAATATTAGTCTTCGGACTTCAGCATGGTTAGAACACCCCATGCAATCGCTGCCATCGCAGCATACTTTGCGAATGGTCCAAGAAACAACACCACAAGACCAACAGCAATAAGTGCGCTGCCATCCCATGAAGTACGTTCCGTTACTCGACCTTTAATCCAATTAAACATATTATTTCTCCTTTTCTATTTTTTCTATTCTCATTTGCAAATCATCGATTTTTTCAGTAATCTTTGGATACCTTTTTCTCCAGGCATCCTCTGGTTGCTCAAGCCACTTCAAACCCCACTTTGCAACCAAATAATCTACTAATGCATCAAACTTAGAATAACCCCAAAGACCGATCCTTGTGGTACTTAAATATGCAAGAGATGCTGCTCCTGTTAATGAACCAATAATACTTGTGTATAACCAGAGGCGATCACTCGCAAGCCGCTCAATCATTTCCCACATATCAACCCCAATCAGGACGCTTCGGTACGCATTCACATACCCCACACCCACAAGGTTGTGATTTGTCAGAAAGTCCTACACCAATTAGGTGACTGCAAACAAGAGTGTCGCAATGACAATCATGATGACACCTACTACACTTTGTATTTTCAGACCACACTGTCACCTTTAGTCGCCTTCTCTGGGAATGATTGACCAACGACCACAGAGAACAACTGCATAGTATGCGGCATACATCTTCCACTTAGGAACTTCCGGGGCTGCGTCTTTCATCGCCATCAGGAATACTTTGTCTGATGCTTTCTTGGCAGTCTTATATGCACGTTGAATTTGTTCTACATTCGGATCATCAAGGTCTTCGTTTTTCAAGCGATACTGACGAATACGTTTATAGAGAAGATCGTGAATGATAGCAGCACGGGCAATATCCCACGGGGAAATCAACCACCAGATTGCACGGGGCACACTTGCAAGGTCCGTGACAAATCCCTTTGTACAAGTGATCTTACTTGCCGGACATTTAATACCAACTGCCTGTAGTGGAGACTCTTCCATCTCTTCATTCTGATATGAGAGAGCTCGTTCTAGAATCCACTTCTTGGGTGGATGAAATTCTGCCGAAATCTTATTATTGAACTTTCCCATCTTTCTCTTCCTTTTTATCTGGTGCTATTGCATTTTCATAATATACAATAATCTGCTTCTGTTGTTCTATATATCGTCTCAGTTCAGCAAAATTTAGACTAAGGTTTTCATAGTCTTTCACCGAAAGGGCAATATATGAATCTGCACCATTCTTCTTTGTATACTCCTTAACAAATTCCTCGTAGTTTACTTTTGAAACTACATAGATTTTTACATCATTTAGCTGGACTTGCTTCGGTCTTGTTACTATTGGGACTTCCGTCTTCACTATTTTTGTTACCGTCACTACCTTTGGCGGCGGCATCAGACTGCACCCCATTAGGGTCAGTGATAACAGCAAGATCATCCCATAAGCGATTGGTCGCATTTTGCATCCTCTTTTCAATCAAACCCGGCTTCTTGTTTGCCAAGTGTGTTAGGTTGTGTTTCTGCAAAGTCGCACGGAGTTGATCACCGTAACCCTCTGCCAGCTGCAATTCCTTTTGCAGTTCTCTATTTAGTTCTGCGTTTTTTGCAATATCATTCTGTAGAGTTGTAATACTCTCTTCACTGATTTGAATTGCAATTTCAAGTTTCGCATTGTTCTCAGTCAGAATAGCAATACGTTGTTGAGTATCCTTATAATACATATACCCGCCAAAACCTACAGCGCCGAGCACACCCATGATAATCAGAAACAAATAAACTTTAATCATCAGGTGATGTACATATTCAGTTCATATCTCTTATTGTCGAGATTAGCAACTTGAATATGTACCCTCTTATTGCCCTTGTTTGTCCCAAGAATATAACTATTGGTTTTGCCGCTACTTGGTTTACTTGGCCCTGATGCAACCATACTGTCGATATCTTTGGGGTCTACAGTATATCCCTGACTCTTTGCAAACTTGTATGCGTGTTGCATGGCACCAGAAAACTGCTTGTGATACAGTTCGTATCCAGTTCCAGACTTTGCAGCGTACACTGGTTGAATCTCTGCAACGGGGTCTGCCATGTCATATCCAGAACCATATGCAAGTTCAGAAATAGCAGTCTCTTTAATCTTTTCAATGAAAGCACTCTTCTTTGCTTCTCGTTTGGCTCGGCGTGTTTCTAAACGAGTCTTGTGTTCCCGATAGGCCTTAGTACGAGCATCAATCAAGGAACGGTTAAGCAATTTCTTTTTCTTAACTGCATCAGGGGGCATAGATACGTTACCGCTACCAGCATTATTTGCGGGAGCATCTTCTTCTAACCCACTATGGGGGGATACTTCTGTCCAGCGTTTCATTTTATGTCCTCCAAACTAATGTAAATCTTTTCTTGTGTTTTAGCATGAACAATAGGAAATATGTCAATACCAAGAATTGTATCTAACGGTGCTTCATCGTCAAACGCAATTACCTTGTCACCCTTCTTAGCAGTCAATTCTTCCTCTTCACTATTTAGGATATCATTGACTAGAGTATACTCACCCTTAGGCAGTACTTCTCCAAATCCAATGACTTCCTCTGAAATTGTGTTGTCTATCTCGTAGCCCTCTTCTTTGAGATACTTCATGAACTCCTTCTCAAACATATCAGGGTCATCAACAGACTCCTTGAATGTGTCTTTGAGTAGGAATAGGGCAGCAGCATAGGTTCCCAACTTAGTCCTAAGTCCGGGCACCTTGCCAAAAATCTTTTTGATGTTGAATACTAGTTTGTGAAGAACTGTGTATGCAGATCGCATCTCATCACCTATGAGTTGGGTGGGTTGCATACCACGGGAGACAGTTTTCTCCATAACTCTGGCACCATCTTTATCGATGATACCCAACTTATATGCAGGCATCTTATCGAATGGTGTTACAAGCAGTTTTATAAATCTGTATGTAACAAATAAATCTATTGCTCTTCCCATTAGATTTTCCTTAATGCTTCTAAAACGTAACTGTCAGATTCAATATCTGTCAATTCATCTTCTCTAATCATATTTAGGAAAATTAGAAATGACTTCAAGACACCAAGGTATTCTTGTTGTGTCCTAAAAAGAAGAAGTGTGACACAAGCCTCAGTTCCAAAAAGGTTCCTGAGAATGATGATATGATTGAGAAGCAACCGTTCTTTAAGTTGTCCCCCCAATGAATACTTTTTAAAAAGACGTTTAATATACTTAAACCTCTTCATATCATCGTGAAACTCTTTTTCCCCCTCACATTGTGGATTGTCATAATGTTTAATAGCATACATTACAAAATTATTAGTAGTTATATTTTCATACATTCTATTTAATAGAAGCGGTCAACCTACACGAATTATCCTCTTGCATTTCATAACCTAGTACCAGATTTAAACCACCCTCTACCTGATGTGAGATACCGTCATCTGCTTCAAATTCATCATGTGGGGTATTAACGCCTTTACCGAAACGACCACCAAAACTGGTCAGGGGTAAATCGTAAGAACCACTTTCACCTTCCATCATAGGGACTTCACCAAAGGTCAGTCCAATTTTACTTAGAGAATTTCTCAATCTACTAACAACCATCTCTGGGATCATTGTTCCGTCCATCGTAGCTCTTGCTACTGTACCAACGAAAGAATTAAGTGCTTTCACAACTCTAGGATCAGAATAATCACCTGTTGGAATATCTTGATTTAGACTGGCAATAGTTGTCTGAAATGTTGCTTCGTCTAATGAGAATTTTTTAAATGTTTTCATTGTTCTTCTTCCTTCGGTTCTACGTCGCAGGGGTAATGATCTCTAATTTGTTCTTCAAGGAATTTAGGTTCTTCTTTCTTCTTAGTAAAAACTTTGGTGACAGGTTCAACAACCTTACCCCAATTTACCTCTGATAAAACTTCAACCATTAAATTCTCCCATTCGTAAAAATGATGGGGGGGACAAGCCCCCCACACCAAAGTAGTACACTATTAAGAAAGTGTTGGACCTGTAGTCAGTTCAACCGCAGTATTGGCTGAGTTAGCAATCCAATACCAAGCAGCACCTGTCCAGAGACACGTTGCAGTATCACCAATCGTATTAAACGTGGCAATATTACCTGCTCCGCCCGGAGTTGTTAGAGTAACAACAGGGGGGTTAGTCACTGCTTCTTTAGCAATGAACGTATGAATCTGACCTGTAACTGTACCGTCAGCAAGCGTAACAACACAAGCCGCATCAGCACCACCAAGAAGGTGAATACCTTTGGCGAGGTTGGCTGCACCGTTAGCAACGATGTTTTCTACTGTGTTGGTTGCCAGAGGAACGGGATTAAGGTTCATGAAGTTTGCAACAGAAATCTTCTTGTTGATTGGTGTACCCGTTGGGTCATCAATCACATGTAGAAGGTCTTCGGTAGCAATACCTGTGGATAGGTCTGTTAGGGCTGTAATTTTCTTATCGGCCATGATGGCTTCTCCTTATATAAACCCACGAAATTGTGGGAATGTTACTGTAGATATTAGTCAGTACCGCCGATTGCTTCATCGGGGTCTTCACTATTCTCCACATCACTCTCCTCTTCGGGAGTATCATCATCTAAGTCTTTAGCGAAGGCGTCACACTGTTGAAATGCACCTGTTAGGGCGTTTAGTAGTGCTTGGTCCTCCGCAATTTTTCTCTGTGATTCGGCTATACGAGTCCGAACATTTTCAACATCTTTCGCAATAACCTGTTTGCGTTCATTAATTTTTTCAAGATCGATCATAATTTTCCTTTCAATATTAAATTATGTATAGTTATTTATAACACTTATGCAGCGGCAACTGTAATTCCCGAAAGCACAAGTGCGCTACCACTAGTTGATCCTGCCTGAGTATATGCAGCAAGACCAGATGTAAAGTCTTCCAAGTCAAGTTTAGAACCTTCATCCGTATCTGCGGCACTTGAATTAAGAAGGATTGCATCTTCACCGTTATCACTATCCTCTGTGCCCACTTCAAGCAAGATATCACCACCCAGTGTTTCACCAACTCTGGCAATTCCAGTAACATCAGTACGACTAGCAAACTCAGCGCCAGCAATTCTGAAGTCAATGCTCTCCGCAATAATTTCTTCAGCACCATCTGTAGATGCAAGAAGAACGACATCATCTGCAATTGTAATCGGTTCACTAACTGTAACCAATATCTGAGAAGCAACCGCTGTGATGGTAAGAGTATTGTCTGTCGAA